GCGGACCCGGCCGCGGTCGAGAAAGCCCGCCAGAACAACATCAACCGCGCCCCGACCAGGCTGTCGGCGACCTGCAGCGGCATGATGTTATCGAGGCTGGGCAGCCAGTCCCCGATGCCGAAGGTGTCGCCGAGGAAGCTTGAAAAGATTGAGCCGAGCCCGCCGAGCTGGGAGCCACCCGAACCGCGCTGCTGCTCGGTTTTCCGCTCCTCAGCCTTTGAAACTTCCTTAGCTTTGGTGAACCGGCCCTTGGCGGCTTCGGCGGCGTCGGTGGCGGCGTAGGCGGCGTCCTCGCGGGCGCGGGCCGCTCGCCGTTCGGCTTCCAAGACTTTGCGGTCGGCGCCGGCGATCGCGGTCTCGTCGGCGTTGGGGTCGTCGTCGAGGGCGGCGCGGGCGTCGCGGGCCTCCTGGGCGGCGATGTCGGCGTCCTGCACGGCGATCGCAGAGTCCTCGACGCGGCGGCGGGCGTTACGCAGCGCCCGCTCATCGACCCGGTAGTAGCCGATCTCGCCGTACTCATCCACACCGGGGGTGCCGATCCCGGGCTCGTAGCCGGGGCCGTAGGCGTTGACCAGCTCGGAGTTGACCTGCGGGTCATAGGTCAGCCCGGAGGTGTCCACCGCGGGCAGCGGCGGAAGGCTCGACATCGCTGTGCTGCCCGGCACCGAGGGTGTGGCGGCCGGGGCGGGTTTGGCCGCCGTTGACGGCGCGGGCTTGGCCGGCGCTTTCGCCCCGGGCAGCTGCGGGGTGTTGACCGTGTGGGCGTGGACGTGGTCCATGTGGTTCTGGGTGGGATCTCCGCGGTCGCCCATCGCCGAGGAGGTGCCGTCGGCGTTCCACTGCCGTTGCTGCCACAAAACGTAATCGACGCCGAGGGCGGCGGCGTTGGCCAGCAGATACTGGGCCACCCGGTCGCCGTAGGCCTTCCCCGACGCCGATCCCCAGTCGGGGATCATGATGTCGATCGCCTCACCGCGGAAGTGCTCGTTGAAGCCGTCCTGGGGCCGCCACCCGCCGATGGTGGTGATCTCGGGGAACGCGGCCTCCACGGCGCGTTTGGCGGCCACGGTGTTGGGTTGCAGGCCTTTCTCGCTGCCGGTGGAGCCGTCCCCGGAACCGACCCCGGCGGGGATACCGGCGCCGAGCAGCGCGCCGGCGTTGATGCCGACCACCGCGGCGCTGGCGTCGTCGAGGAACGCCTGGATGTCGGCGGAGGCCTGATCCAGGCCGGTCACCTCGACCGGAATCGACACGTCCTTACCGTCGAGATCCTCAACGGTTTTAGTGAAGTCGGTGGTGGCCTCGTCGGCGGCGCCGGCCTTCTCCGCGGCCCCGTCGAGCGCCTCGTGCAACTTGGTCGGGTCAATCGCCTTCATCGCTTCGCCGGTGGCGGTCAGCCCTTCGCCCCACCCGAACGCCTCCTCGGCCTGCTCGCGCAGGCTGGCGGCGGTCTCGTCGTCGCCGCGAATGTCGGCCAGGAACGCCTGCACCTTCAGCATCGCGCCCTGAACGTCGCCGATCGGTTGGATGACCTGACCGATCATCGAGATGGCGTCGCCCATTGCCCGGACGATGAACGCGCCGGCGTCGATGGCGACATGGCCCATTGTCACGAAGAAGTCGGTGATCTCCTCGCGGTGCTCAATCACCCAGTCGGCCAACTTTTGCAGCGCCGGGCCAGCCACCTCAGCCAACGACTGCTGGATGCTGTCGGCGGCCACCTCAATCGACCGTTTCGCCGACTCCCACGAGGCGGCCGCGGTCCCGCCGACGGTGTCGGCGGCCTGCTCGACCGCACCTTCAACCTGACCGAACTCATCAACCGCGGTCGACAAATCCATACTGTTGATCGCGTCGCCGAGATCCTCAGCTTTCGTGCCGAACAGGGCGACCTGAATCTGGGCGCGTTTGGTGGGGTCCTCCACCGCCGCGATGCGGGACACCACCTCCTGAAACATCTGTTTGGCGGTGTCCCCGCCGGCGGCGAACGCCTCGGTGGTGGCTTTCCACGACAGCCCGAGATCCTTGTAGGCCTTGCCGGTGGACTCCGAGCCGTCGATCGCCCGGATGGAAAACTCCTTGAGGGCGTCGGCGGCGGTGTCGGTGTCCCGGGCGCCGCCCTGCACCGCCTGGGCGATCAGCCCGAACGCTTCCTCCCCCGACAAACCCAGTTTACGGAACTGCGTCCCGTACTCGTTGATGGTGTCCAGCAGGTCGTCGGAGACGTTCAGCCCGTTCTGCTGGGCGCGGACAATCAAATCCAGGGCGCCGGTGACATCATCGGCCAGCCCGGTGCGCACCGCCTGCTGCGCTGCGCGCACCGCGGCGGGGATCTCCTCCCCGGTGACCGAGGCGACGGTGTTGAGCTGCTCGACGATGCGCTGCACCTCAGCCTCGGAGGCATCGGAGTCGATCAGCCCGCCCTGGATCGCGGCGCGGGCCGCATCCATGTTCGCTTCGATGGACTCCCCGAAGTTACCGACGTAGGCCTCGGCGGCGGCGCGGGCGATCGGTTTGATCTGCTCGGCGGTCAACCCCAGCTTCGCGGCGACGTTGGCCTGCTCTTGGAGCTGATCCATCCCGGCCAGCACGTTGTCGGCGAGGATCTTCCCGGCGGCCAAACCCAGGCCGGCGGCGGCGGTCAACGCCAAACCGATCGGCCCGGCCTTGCTGCCGATCGCGGCGATCGGCCCGCCGAACCCGTCGACGAACCCCGACGCCGCAGCCGAGCCGCTGCTGGCCGCCGCCCCACCCGCACCGCGCAGCTTGTCCAAGAACGACGTGGTGGACTGCGCGGCCCGGTCCTGGGCTTTGCGGAGCTGCTCGTAGGAGTCGGTGGCGTCCTTGTTGATCCGTTTAGCGTCGCGGCGGGCCTTGTTCAGCCGCTCCTCGGCGGCCACGATCTGATCCTGCCTGCCGCCGGCGCGGGCCTTGGCGAGTTTCTCCTCCTCGACGCGGACCTTGCCGATCGCGTCCTCAGCTTTGTCGCGCAGCTTGCCGTAGGCGTCGGTGGCGCGTTTGATGTCGGCTTCGGTGTTGTCGGCCAACGCCTTGGACGACTTGCGGCCAACATCGCCGAACGCCTTGGTCAGCTTCGAGGTGACCTGCCGGTCGATGCCGTCGAAGGACAGGATCACCGGCAGGGTGTAGTAGCCGATGTCGGTGCCCTCAGCCATGCCTCACCTCCTGCCCAGCTCGCGCATCAGCCACTAGTGGTTGTGGCGTTCCATCGCCGCGGAGAACAGCTGCAGAAACTCTTTGAAGTGCCTAAACGGCATCTTCGCCAACCGTCCCCACTGCTCCTCACCGAGGAGGCTGGCCACCACGTCGTCGTAGGTGGCCCGCCCGGAGGCGACCCGGCCGGCGGCGACGATCGCCCCGGTCGGCCAGTCATCCTGATCGGCCGGCCACGAGAACCGCTCGCCGTGCAGCTCCACGACGACGGTCTCCTCGCCGGGAGCCGGGATGTCGGGGTCGGACTTCTTAGCCATCAGTGCCTTTCATGCGTCTCTGGGCGTTGGCGCGGGCTTGGTCGAGTCCGGTGGCCAGCCGGTCACCGCGGGCCACCCTGCGCGCCTCGTAGGCGGCCAGGGCTTTGGCTTTCGCGGCGGCTTCGGCTTTACGCTCGGCGATCTGGGCGGCGGTCAGCGGGCGGGCCGGGTGCGCCCGACCGGCCAGCGGCTCATACAGATCCATCAGGAGCAGCTCCACCGGGGATCGGCGGTTCATCGCCACCGCCAGCGCGGAATCGGCGGGCAGGTGGGTGATGCGGGCGTGGATCTGCCGCAGCGTCAACCTGCGCCGGCCGTGCTCGTCGAAACGCCACCGGTCCCGCAAATCCAGATTCCAGAACCGGTTCAGGTCGGATTCGACGGCGTCGGGCCAGGCGTCGAGCAGGGCCAGGGTGCGCAGGATGGAGCCGAACGCCAGGTCGTAGCGGTCGGCGATGTCATCGGTGCCTCGGCCCATGCCGACCGCCTCGGCGACGGCGTGGCTGGCCGGCACCAGATCGCGGCGGCGCGGCGCGAACGCCAGGAACAGTTCCCACTGGTCGCCGAGGAGCTGCTCCAAGGTTTCCGAGACGGCGATGTGGTTGACGATGATGTCGCCGTCGCGGGAACCGATGCAGCGGCGCAGCACATCGGTCGGCCAGGTGTCGACATCGCGGGGCACTGACCAGCCGCGGCCGCCGAACCAGGCGAGAACCTCCCGATCCCCGCGCGCCTCGGCGGCCAGCGGGTCAGGCGGCGTCGGGCTCGTCGTCGACGTCGTCGACATCGGCGGCCGGAACCGGCGCCGCGACCGGCGTGGTGGGCGGGCCGTCGACCCGCACCGCCACCTTCTGCACATCGCAGAAAGACACCGCCGAGGCTTTGTCGACCCGCAGCCGCTGACCCGCCGACCGCTTAGCGGTCGCCTGAACGAACTCGATCAGCACGAGGTGACGCATCAGGCGGGAACGCCTTCCTGAATCAGCCAGTAGGCGCCGGCGACCGGCTCCAGAGCGCCGGTGACGGTGCGGCCGTTGATGTCCTGTTCCTGGTTGTCGGTGGCCACGAACAGGCCCACCTTCGCCAGGGACACCCACCGCTTCTTGTAGCCCTCGTCGTTGACGAACTCCAGGGCCACGTACCGGTATTTCACGGCGGGCACGTTGGCCGGGTCGGTCAGGTCCGCGGTCACGTCGTTGTCTTCGAGCAGGTTGAACTCGATGTCAACCTTCGGGTTCTTCACCCGCTCCTTGACGCGGCCCTGCTGCCAGGACATGACGTCGGTGCGCTCGATCTGGCGGTTCATCGCCACACCGGGGGTGCCCATCATCAGGCCGGCGGGCAGCCAGGAGGCGTGCAGGTCGGCGTCGATGTCGGCGGGGCTGTGGGTCAGCACGGCGTATTCGACGTCGGGGTCGAAGATGTAAACGTCGCCGGTCTCCCAGACCTGGATATTGCTGGCGTCACCAGCCATGACTATCTCCTCAGAGTAGCGGGGATTATTGCGGTCTCACGGTGACCGGCACCGTGATCGACGCCAGGTAGGCGCCGGTCTCCCGGTCGCGTGCATCCAGCACGGCCGGGACGTTCTCGACGCGGACGATGTCCGCGGGGCGTTGAGTCAGCAGATGGTGGGCGGCGGCGGCCAGCACGTCGCGGGCCTCGGTGCGCCCGGCGGCCATTGCGGTCAACCGCAACACGATGCGCAGCAGGTCCCGGCCGGCCATCCACGGCCCACCGGTCACCGCAGTGCCGCCGTCGTCAGCGACCAGCAGCACCGGGGAGCCGTCCTCGGGCACAAACCCAGCATCGACATGCAAAGTGGCCGTCCAGTCCTCGTGATTCTCCGCCCAGTCGGCGGCGATCGAGTCCTTGAGAGCCTTGGCGGGGTCGGGTTGGGTCACGGCTTACCTGGGGAGATCCCGGCCGCCGACGCGGCTTTGGTGGCCACACCGTCGCGGGCCTGAGCGTCAGCGGCGACCACGATGCCGACCACCTTGCGGTCGGTGACGTATTCGTCGACCCGGACCAGCTGGTCGTCGTCGATGTTCGCCGCGATCGCCGCCGCCGCCGCCTTCAGCGGGGCGTCAACGGTTTTCAGGATGCGGCCGATGTTCTTGGAGTTACGGCGGAACCCGGCGCGGGCCATCAGGCGGCCCTGCCGGTGCGCAGCCGGGCCAGCACCGCCACACCGCCGCGGTTGCCGCCACGCTGGGAGCGCCACACCTGCACCATCGCCACGCACGGCTCCCCGCGCACGGTGATGATGTCGCCGGTGCGGACCACCGACTCGGTGGCCACCCAGGCGTCGCCGGTGTAGACGGTCAGCGGCAGATAGACGGTGAAGTTCACATCGACCAGGTCCGCGCCGACACCGTAGCGGATCAGGGTGTTACCGGGTGCGATCTCGATCGGGGTGAGCTGCACCGGGGTGCCGCGGGTGACCGGGTCGCCGTCGGAGTCCAAACCCGGGGAGGCGGGGGTGATCGTGACGGTTTCGCTCACGCCTGCCGCTCCAAACGGTAGGAGTCCAACACGTGGCGTTCAATGCCGGTCCACACGGCGTCGGTGCCGCCGGCGGGTTCGGAGTATTGGAAGGGGCCGATGACGCGCGGGGCGTCGGTGGCCTCCTGGGAAAAGGCGCCGCGGTCGATCGCGGCCAGCACCGCGGACTCGAAGTCGGCGGCCGTAGCGTAGCCGTGCGAGATCCGCACCGTGATACCGCCCAGCGCGGTGGTCCACATCTCGCCGGATTTTTTACGGACCAGGCCGCGCGCCGACCAGGACAGGTCGGCCACATCCAGGGCGACCGAGTCCTCACTGGCCAAGCTGAGCGCGCTCATCTGCAGGGTGGGCAGGATCAGGGTGAACCCGCCCGGCCCGTCCAACGTCAGATCCGCATTCGAGAGCACGGGGGTGACATGCCAGCCGCAGTACCGTCGCGCCGCGGTCAGCGCGGCGTCGAGCTGGCGGGCGGTTTCGGGGTCATCCCGGTCGAGGCGGCCTTTGGTGAACGCCTCGACCGCGATGACATCCAGGGTCATGACTCGGCGTCACCCTTGGCGGTGAACGCCGACTTGGCGGCCTCGGCGCGTTTGGTGGCCGGCTTGCGCCCCTTGTTCGCCGGGGTTTTCGCCTTGTGCTCCACCACCGGCTCGGCGGCCGGCGCCGGGGCGGTGAGCAGGCCGCGGGCGGCGGCGTCGGCGTCAGACAGAAGCAGGGTGGTGCGGTTGCCGTCGATCACCACGTCGTACCGTCGCACGGGTCCTCCAGAGGTTGGCGGCGTGACCGGCGACCCGCTAAGGCCGCCGGTCACGCCGATCAGTGCCATCAGGCGGTCAGGTCCAGCTGGCAGAACGCCGTCGGACGGGTGACACCGAAGGCCAGGCGCTCCTCGGCGAGGATGGCGACCAGGTTGCGGATGAAGAAGTCCGCGTGGCTGTCGGTCATCGTCACCGTGGTCTGCTCCCGATCCCACAGCACACCCTTGGCGAAGTCGCCGAGCAGGCCGGTGCCGGCCGCCTGGGACTCGCTCTCCACCACCGGAACGCCCCAGATGGTGCGCTGGCCGATGGACTGCGGGCCGCCGTAGTAGTAGCGGTTCTCCCCGTCCTTGGCCAGGTCGATGGCCTCGGCGTCGGAGGGGTTGAGCACCAGCGCGGTCGGGTTGACCCGGCCCACGGTGCGCAGCTTCGTGACGCCCTTGCGGATCGTCTCGAACAGATCGTTGGAGTACGCCTGGGTCTGAATACCCGAGGTGTTGTTGATGCCGGTGAAGTTTTCACCGTTGCCGTCGCCGTTGAGGATCTGACCCTCCTCGGCCTCGGCCACATCCTGGCGCAGCTCGTCGTTGATGAGCCCTTCGAGCTGGGCCACGTCGGCGAGGGCACGCTTGGTGACCGGCACCCACTCGGCGATGGTCTTGACCGTGGTGGTCACGACCTCGAACGCCCACGCACCCTCGGGCTTGTAGCCGCCGCCGGCCGCGTTGACCAGGCTCGCGCCGGCCGCCAGGGCGTCGCCGTCCAGGGCGGGCAGCGTCGGCGCCGCCGAGCTGGTCGCCTCCGCGACGACCGCCGCGGCGTTGGTGTGGCTGGTCTCCTTGACGTACTCGACCGCGTCGGAGGCGGTGCGCCGGTTCGACACCAGGTTGCGGATCGTCAGCGCCTTACGGCCCAGCATCTCCACGATGTCGGTGCGCTCGTTGACCACGAACGCGCCCGCCGACGTCGAGGAGGCGCCGGTGAACAGCGACTTCACGGCGATCGGGTTGGACTGCACGCGGCCCTTGGCCGGGATGCGGCCCTCGGGGTACTGGCCGAGCAGGGACTTGAACTCCGGGGACTCGACCACCGTCAGTCCGAGGCTGCGCACCCGCGCCTTGACCTCGGGCTGCTCGGCCACGCCGACGCTGTCGGCGAACTCGCGGGCCTGGGCGATGATCGCCTCGTCAGCCTTGACCGCCTTAATGGCCTCAAGGGTCTCACCGAGGGTCTTCATCGCCGGCTCGTAGACCGCCCGCTCGTCGTCGGTCATGTCCCGGTTCTCGTCGGCGGCCTTCTCGGCCACCTCGCGCGCCGCCTTCGATGCGGCGTCGGCGCGCTCCTTGAGCATCGTCAAACGATTACTCATGTCACTCTCCTTCAATTTGAGTGTTAGGGGGTTGCGATCTCGGCTTCGATCTGGCCGTAGATCGCGTGGATGAGCGCCGAGCGGTCGACGGACGACGCCGTGATGGCCTCACGCGGCGGCTCCTCGGACCCGTCGGCTTTCACCTCGGGGTCGTCGTCCACCTGGCGAGACGGGCACGGCTCGCTGGCCTTCTGCTCGTCGGATGTGCCGTCGAGAGCCGTCAGCACCGCACCGAGAGACTCGTATGCGGTGCGGATCGCGTTCTCGTTCTTGGCCGACAGCACGCGGCCAGCTTTGATATTCCCCGCCATCCGCTCGGCGAGGTCGGCGGCCTGCTTCACCGCCAGGATCTCCGTCTCCTGATTCGCCCCCACCGTCACCACACTGACCTCGTAGAGCTTGAGGTCCCGCAGCTCGTAAACCTCGTCCTCGTCATCACCTTTGACCATCGCCCCGTCGAGCACGTCGTAGGCGAAACTCATCTGGTTGATGCGGCGGCCCTTCAGCATCCGATAGGTCTGCTTGGCCTTCGGGTTCTCCAGATCCAGCTGGGCGGTGACCTTCAGGCCGACCTCGTCCTCCTCGGCGGAGACGACGTGGCCGATGTTGTAGTCCGGGTCGCTCATGTTGTGCCCGAACAGCAGCGGGATGGGGTTGCCGGACTTCTCCCAGCGGGCCAGGTCGTTGGCGAACGCGCCCGGGGCGACCACATCGCCGTAGGAGTCGACGTTGCCGAACACGCTGGCGTAGGCGGTGAACTGGCCCTCGGCCAGCCCGTCATCGGGTCCGGCCTTCAAGGCGATGTCGGACTGATTCTTAGTCAGCATGGGCTAGCTCCGAGGTGGGTTTGCCGGTGAGCAGCTCGGTCGGCTGCCCGTTCTGATAGATCCGCACAAGTGCGGCGGGGGAATCCTCACTGGCCGGGATGGCGAACGGTGAACCCTCAACGCCGAGAACACCGTCGACCATCAGATGCTCGATGACCCCCTGACCGCCGTCGAAGGACACCAGGTCCCCCTCGGCGAACCCGTCAGCCTCGGGCACACCCTGGCCCACGTTCTTGAACAGCCGCGCCGGCGCGGCCGCGGCGGCCGGCTCGACCGGCGGCTCCTCGCCCGGCCCGGCCGGGATGGGCTCGTCGTCACCGTTGGCGGTGACGTTCAGCGGTCGGATCAGGTCGTCCCCGCCGTCGAGCGGCGGCCGGTTGTCCAGGGCGCGAGCTTCGTTAACGGTCATCACCGGCCCGCCAACCGCCTTCGAGATCGCCTCCGCGCGCTCCTCGAACGAACCGGTCAGCTTCTCCCGCAGGTTGAACTCGACGTAGAACCGGTCGGCGTCGGGCTCGAAGTCGACCAGCAGCTGCAGCGCGATCTCCTCGGCGATCATCGACAGCCACGGCCCCAACGTGTCCTGATACAGCATTTTGTGCTGCTCGGTGATGTTGGAGAACGTCGCGTTATCGAGGATGCCGATCATCGGCGGCGGCACAAAGTAGGCGGCCGCGACCTCCTCGCGGGTCAGCTTGCGGGCCTCGATGTACTGCAAATCCTTGGCGGTCTGCGACACCGGCTTGAACTGCATTCCGTCCTCAAGGATCGGAGTGCCACCGGCACCCGGACCCGACCCCGAGTACTGGGCCTGCCAAGCCGTGCGGAACCGCTCCCGAGCCACCTCCGACCACTCCGGGGCGTCCCGCGGACGCTCCAGATAGCCCGACATCCGCGCCCCGTTGCGCATCACCTGCTCACGCATCTCGGTGGCGGCGAACTCCTCCCGCAGCGTGCGGCGCAGCGCCTCCAGCGGGCTGATCCCGGTGTCCTTGTCCAGGCCGTAGCCGCGGAAATACACCATCTGATCAGCCGGCACCACCCGCACACCGGAGTTGCCGTCGATCTTGAACCCCGCCGGCGTCAACCAGTCATCACCGTCGATCGTCACGATCTGCGGCGGGATACGCACCAACCCCACCGACTGATCCCCACCGAACCGGGTTTTCAGCCAGTAGGCGTTGTCGTAGATCGCGAAGTCGTGCACCAGGGCGTTGATGAACCGGTAGCGGGTCGTCCACGGGTTCGGCCGCCGCAGCAGCCGCGCCAAAGGATGGTCCTGCAGCCGCTGACGGTCGGCGTCCCCCACCCGCTCGTACATGTGCAGGCCCAGCTGGGCGATGTTGCGGGCCAGGAACGTGACCACGGTGCGCACCGATTCCTGGGTGCGCCAGATGGTGGCGTAGTCGGCGCTGTAGGTGGACGACAGCAGGATTCGCGACGGTGTGGTGATGCGGTGACGCGACAGGGACCGCACCGAGCCGGCGGTGGCGACGAAGGGCACCTAGCGCACCGCCTCTCAAAGTCTCTGCACAAAGTCGATATTTGTGCGTTCGATGAGCACCTCGCCGTCGGCGGGTGCCGGATCAGATCCCGGGCAGTGCACCGTGGCGCCGCGCAGGATGACCGCGCGGCCGTTCTCCCACGCGCACACCCCCGACACCGCGTTACCGGAGACCAGGTTCACCACCACAGACGCCCCGGCGATCTTCAACTGCGAGCTAAACAACGAGTAATCCTTTGTCCTCGTAGGCCGATCGGCGCACCGGGGCGGCCGTCTCCGTCGCCCACACCGCACCGATGAACGCCTTCAACGGGGCGGCGTCGGTGGGGCTGGACGCCAGGTCGATCACCCACGCACCCTGGGACAGCACTTTCACCGACGCCGAGGTGGCCGCAGCGTCCAGGCCCGGATGCGCGAGGTGCCGGATGCGGCGCTTATCGAGCCGGTCGAACACGATCCCCGTCGCCGACCCCAGATCCGGGCCGGCCCAGGAGATCACCGGCAGGTTCGCCGGCGCCCCATCGGCGGTCACCGCGTTGGCGATGTCGTCGATCAGGGAGGTTTCCGGGGCGCCGTTGGACTGGATCACGATCCCCGCATAGCTGTCACGGTTGTCGATCAGCCACGGGATCACCCAGTCGGTGCCCGCCCGATCCGCGGCGATACCCGCCACCGGGTTACCGTCGGCGTCCCGGGCCGCCCGGGCGATGTAGCACTTCCCCCGATTCCAGCTCACGGCCAAACACACGAACCGCGGGGTGTCCTCCGCCGGGCGGGCGTCGTTGTCCAAGGTTTCCCGCCACGAACCCTCGGGGAACGGGCCGGCCTCAGCCATCGACACCCACCGGCACAACACCTCGATCTCGAACTGGCTTGGCGGGTTGGTGCGCAGCGCCGCGGCGATCGCCCGCTCCGTCACGCAGTTCTCGACGATGTCGGTGTGATTCATGCTCGGGTTGGCTTGCGCCCACGCACCACGGTCGGTGCGCCGAGCCGACGGGGACGCCGACCACTCAAACCAGCCCAGCACCTGCTCGTCGGCGGTCTGGTCCAGGTACTCCTGCATCTCCTCATCGAGGCCTTCGAGGATCTCGGCGTCGCCGTCACCATCCGGCCAGCCCAGCTCCCGATGCGCCTGGGCGCGCAGATACCGCAGCACCGTCGACAACGCATCCCCGGCATTCGAGAACGCCCACGCCTGGGCCTTCGGTCGGGCGTTCATCGTGTTCGTCACCGCCGACCACGAGTCCCACGTCTGATGCTCGCGCAGCTCATCGAGCAGGATCAGATCACCGGAGAATCCGCGGCCGCCGCGGCGCGACGCCGCAGCCACCCGGTACTGGCAGCCCGTCACCAGGCGCATCACTTTCGGATGGCCCAACGACACTTTCTCGATCAGCTCTTCAAGTTCTTCGTCGGACTGCGCCCACTCCACCGCCTCAGCCCACGCCTTCTCGGCGTTGGCCAGATCCTGCGCCGTCCCGATCACCGTCGGGCTATCCAGGGCGTAGATGTGCCACAACGCCAGGATCAGCATGAGCAGGGTCTTGCCGTTCTGGCGGGCAACGTTGACCACCACGAACCGGTAGCGGTACGCGCCGGTCTCGTCCAGCTCCAGGGCGTGGATCAGCAGCCACCGCTGCCACGGGAACAACCGAACCCCGAGCACGTCCTCGGCGAACGCGATCGCCGCGAACCCGTGCGACGTCTCCGGGGTCAGCTCACGCTTGGGAGGGGTGAAGATCCGCGGCTGCTCACAGCCCAGGATCACCCGGTCGCCTTCGACGCCGACGTCATCGACCGCACCGTCGCCAACTTCGACCGGCGCGCATCCGCACCGCGCCGCAGCTTGTCCAACGTCTCCGACAAACGATGCGCGGCACTCGGGTGCTGGGCGATCGCCAGCGGCGAATCCAACACCCGCGCCAACGCGATCGCCACCTCCACCAAACCCTGCCGGGTCGCCGCGGTAGATAAACCACCAATTTCAGCCAAGACCCCGGCCTCGACCCGGCCCGGCTCATCGGAGGCCGGCGCTGAGGCGGTCGGCAGCGCGGTCACCGTCGCCCGAGCCGGTTTCGTGTGCTTGGCGGCCAGCATCTTCTGCCGGCGGGCCTTGTCGTAGTCCCGGCTGGCCTTCTTGCAGCCGTCACACCGGCAGCCGGTGTTGTAGCGGGCGCGTGTGCCGTGTTGGGACGCCATCAGCGGCCCTCCTCCGGTCCTAACTGTGGAAATCGAGTGATGTTTGCGAAAGTGCCGGCGGTAGGGAACTTTCGCAA